CTTCTAACCCAACACCTTCAGATCCTATGTCACCTGTGCCATTCGGTTTTTAATAAATAATACCGCAATCAGGTATTATTATGGCTGAAGAAGTAAAGAAAGAGGAAGTCAAGAAGAAGGGCCCTCTAGGTAAATTAAAAGAGGCAGTAGATGATAAAGAAGAACAGATGGCGATCCTAAGTACCTTTGTGAGACTTGGGATCTTGATTTGGGCTGGTGGAATATTAACATTAAATTATGTCACCTTTCCTGGCTTTGCAAAACAGGATAAGATCGATCCAACTTTCATAGCTTCGGTCTTTACAGGGGTATTAGCTACTTTTGGTGTCGAAGCGGGTAAAAATAAAGGAAAGTCTTCTTCTAGTAGCGGTGCAAATATATCAAAGAAAGATATGGAAATATTAATTGAGAAAGCAGCAAATACAGCACCAGCACAAACAATTAGAATTGAGCAAGCACCTATGGTTCTTGCACCTTCAGTACCACCTAAAAAATAATGGAAAAGAAAGAAGTGAAATGGGGTAGATGGTTCGCTCTGGGATTAGGTGGACTCATCGGATTATCTCACATTGGTATGATTGGTTCTTTATCAAATCGTCAAAGTAAATTACCAAGTATCAACTTACCAGTTGGTCCTTATACTTCATATGAAGCAGAAGTTGGACATAATGGATATAAGATAAGTTATAAAGCAAACGATCCTAAAATAATGCGTGTGGAAAGGGATAGCAATACTAAGGGTGGCTTTCTTGGGTTGGCTAATAACAAAGTTAAAGTCGTGGAACAGTACACGATGGACGGTGCAGTACACCATAAATCAACCACAACAGAAATCGCAACAGACGGAAAATCAGAAGCTTGTATCAAAGCAATCGGAGGAGCAGAAAACACAGGAAGACTCGTGGGTTCCAGTGTTGGTGCTAGTGTTGCTCCTAGCGTCGCTAATATTCCCATTATTGGTTGGGTTGCTGCTGGTTGGGTAACAATGTTCTCTGGTAATCAAGGTGCAGAGATTGGCGGTAATATGGCAGAAGACTTAAATAAAAATTGTTAATGAAACTAATTGATGGGTGTCACTCTTTAAAACTTGAGTGTGCACTCAGAGAATTAGGATTTGTAGATATCGGTTGGAAGTGTGTTGCTCATGCCGGTATCTTTTTTGTGCAACCAGTTGGAATACCTGATGATCCAGAAGGTGATCTACTTGGATTTCATATCACAGTTCCGTATGCAAAAGACTACAAAAAGATTAAAATGTTACAATCCGCACGAAAAGCACTTGACTTTGCACAAGGAATTGACTAGATATAGAGTAGTAATAAATTTATAAATGATCTTTCTATCAAATCCACAGGTATGGACATTATCAGGAACATGGTCTGAAAGAGCCTTGAGTGCATCAGGTCTTACAAACATTGAGTTGGTAATGACACTCAATACAATCTTACTACCAGTTATTTTTGGGGTTGGTATATTTGTTTTATCTACAAGAAAAAGAAAGAGAGCCTAAGCAATCATAAGCATTGCTTTTTTCAACTCTCTAGAGTGGTCTAATTCATCTTGTGCAATCTCAGCGATCTTTGTATCTTCTGGGTGATACGCACTATATTTTGTATATGTTTCAAAGGCATGCTTTTCTATCTTCATGTTGATATCATAAGCGTTACTAGGATCAAGAAGATAATACCCAACCATGATCCAATAATAAACCAAAACAAGATGCTTGGCAAAAAACCTATCAATCCAGTATTTATTGCCCTCCCTAAGTTCCATTTCTTCCAAGTGTTCCGTTTCATTTAGTGCTTGATAGAAGTGTTCTTTCATAAGGTATATATGATCTTCTCCTCGAAGGCCAAGAGATTCACGAAAATGTAATACACTTATAAATGAGAAGTAAGGTGCTCTCGCAATCACTTCCAATACCCAGAATCTTTGAAAGTCTCTACCTCTGTAGAGAAAGTCGAGGATATAAATGGTAACATCCAAGACCCATGTGTTAAATTTTTTCATACCCAAGCGTAATTAATTGATGTGTAAACTGCTATGCAGATGAATCCAAACAGAATAGTTGTTGATTTAATTGGTAAATTTTTCATCATTCCTCCTTTTTAATTGAATCCAAAGAAAAAGGATGTTCGTGTAGATACGGAACATCCTCCCTTGCGTGTCTTACTGCTTCAAATGCGTCATCTGCATATTCGCCTATTTCAAAGTGTTTGTTTTGTTGGTCGTGCCAACCGAGTGTGTAGTGGGACATGATAGTTTCAACTCCAGTACGCTATTATTTATAATAACACACTAGGTATAATTACGCAGTGACATGTCGGTTTCCACACATTAATATATAAAGTATGACACATAGATTTAAAGAAATATTACCCGTCTATCGAAAAAGATCTTGGTGGAGACTAAAACTATGGCAATTCAAACGGTGGTATGGTCGGTTAACATCATGATTGCAATACTCTTGATTTCTGTCAGTATTGTGATATACTACATATTGAGATACGATCATTACTTTCCAAATGACTAAAAAGAAAGAAGAACGTGAGTATGCGAAGAGTCGTGAAGAATACTTTCGTGAGTTTCATAGAGTGATCGCACCAGTAGTAGTTCTTAAAGTTGATGGTAAAGATGATTAAATATTTGGCAATACCACTCATATTAGTTGGATGCACAGCACCAGTTACTGATCCACCTGCACATGCATGTAGTCCTCGTTTGGATGGTGAACCTACTTTTTGTCCAGAACCTGATGCTGTTTGTTTGTCACTTGATTGTCCAAAACTACTACCAAGAGAAGAATTAAAAGGTGAAATTAATATTTACGAACCAATGCACTGGCATCAAATGCAGATGATGTTTCAGAGAAATGCAAGAAGAACACAAATAGAACAAAATGCAACCCTACCTTCTGATGCTATAAATAATGCACTAGATAATTTTTGGGAGCAAGAACATGGGAGCAATGGTTCCACCAAGCAGGAAAAGCTGCTATAACTTTAGAGTAACGGAGATTAATCGTGTTGTTGACGGGGATACTATTGATGTCACCATTGATCTTGGGTTTGATCTATACAAGAAAGAAAGAGTTAGAATTGCAGGAGTTGATACGCCAGAGAAAAGAACAAGAGATCTGGAAGAGAAAGCATTGGGATTAGATGCTACAAACTGGATGAAAGAAAAACTTGAGGGAGCAATTGATGGAGATGATGAACTCACTATACGAACCGAACTCAAAGGTGGCATGGGTAAGTATGGTAGGTTGCTTGGTTGGTTATACGTTGGCGATGCTGATGCATCACTCAACGAACAAATGATCACTGAAGGATATGCATGGGCATATGACGGTGGCACAAAACAAAAAAACTTCGAGGAACTTCGTGAAATACGAAGGTCTTTCGGTACATTACAGGAGGGTTAATCATGTTACAAAAAATTATCAATGGAATCGCTATTGCAAGTGGTGTTGTATCTATCACCGTCGTTGGTGCTGTTGGGATTGTATATCTCAATAAGGATGCGATTATCGATAACGTCAAAAGTAAGGTAATGGAATCTGTCATGCCTGATGGCCTTGGAGATTTAGGATTACCTTCATCAGAAGGAACATCTTCACCATTACCAGCTGGAGTAGGTTTAGGAGTTCCTAGTTTCTAAGATGGAAACTAAGAAGCAGATTATAAATCTCATAAGGATTGTAATCTTATTTCAGTTAGGTATAGTAGGAACCACAATAATTGGGTGTTTCACTCTCAAACAATGTGACTCTGATACTAAACAACATATTGCTAATATGATGACTGTCATAACTACTTCTACATTCGCATTATACGCAGCAGAAAAATGAAAAACATTCCAATTCCAGTGCTTACATTTCTAGCAGTACAATTAGGTGGTGCTATATGGTGGGGTGCTCAGATAGATCACAAGGTAAAACTTGTAGAAGAAAATCGTAGATATATTCAAGAGGTCGTAATTCCGTCTTATGAGATTAGTGATAGTTGGAATAATCCACACTATAATAATTGGTTAAAAGCAGGTGGTTGGAAAGACAAGTAATGAAACTTTTTATTAAAATTGGTGTTGGTGTTTCTGTAGCACTCAATCTTTTTGTCTTTACTGTTTCAATGTATGGGTTAATGACTCAAGAAAAAAGAGTAGACGAAAATCGAAAGTGGTTGAAAGAAACTATTGAGAAAGAGGTTTATGATCAAATTAAGTTTGTAATGCCTAAAGAGTCTGGTGGTGTTTATGTCCCCAATAAATGAAATTGAAGTACCAAATATTACAATACCTAATGTAGTAAGTAACCAACATTGGTTGCAAGGTATACCTAATGTTCCGAGTAATCATCCACCAATCACAACACAAATAGGATTTCCAATTGTAGAAATACCTGGTTGCGTTAAGATGCATCAGGACAATAAAGATCATGTATCAAAATTACCTTTTGATAAAGATTTGGTAAATCAAGACGAAAAGGGAACAACAACTTTATGTCCACACGGTGAATATCCATCATATGAAGCGATGGAATATACACCAGAGCAATTAATAATCCAAAGAGAAACTCCTCCACCACCTGTTGAACCACCACCAGAAATTGAAGCACCAGAGATTCCTGATACTGGTGATTTGGGTGGTAAAGGAGATGTTCCTTGTCCTGGTCCTGGTAATTTAAGAGTTGGTGATTTAACACAATCAGGTGATGAAAGAGTTGTGGGTCATAAGTTAAGTGATGATGGTAAAGTCTGTGAGACATTATATGAACCAACCTCCGCAGTCGAAAAATTCATTCCCTCTACAAATCAAGCAACAAATGCACTTGCAATTGCAGTTATCGCAACAGCAGGTGCGACTGCGACACCTATTATATTGAGAATAGTTAAACCAATACTTACAAAGATTTGGAAAACAATACAAAAAAAGACAGGTAAGAAAGTTGATATACCCACTCGTGCAGAAATAAAAGCAAATGAATATCGTGCAAAGAAAGGTTTGCCACCTTTAAAGAAAAAGAATTAGCAGTTCCAGCAAATAGTCTTTAACCATCTTTCAAAATTTACCATTCTAATCCAAATCCAATCCCAAACTAACGTATAGTATTGATTTATGTATAAACCAGCTAAATCAATCTGCTTGAATATTGGTGTAACTCTATAATCAAATTCTGCTTGTGGTCCAGTCTCATATTTTATTTCCTCATCACAAAACTCTTGACTAACTGCACCTTCTTTTACTAACTTTGCACACAATTCTCTTTTATCAAACATTTCATACTGTCTTTCTCTCCATCCAGTATAAACACCAGAGACATTACTGAATACAATTAAAGGTACTGCAAATGCAACTGTAAAATTAACATATGCTTTTTTAATTTATTTAGTATTACCAATAGATATTTCTTTCAATACACTTGCATCTTTACTAATTGGTGGTTTTGTTTTTATTTCGTGTGTATGATTTGCAACTACACCTGCAGGATTTATTAACATCACATCTGCACATACCTTTGCATATTCTGTACCAGGTTTAAATATTATTCCAGCCTTCATCAGTTCACCACAGTTCTTTAATCTTGCGATTTCAAAGTCTAATCTTTTATTAGCAACAGATTGATTCATTAATGCGATATTTGCTGCAGCTGCCTCTTTACATTGCTCTTGTAATTTCTTATCTAATGGTTTTGACCAAGTAGCAGAGACACCTAATGATAAAGTGCTACTATCTTTTTGTCCTGTTCTTGTTGGTTTATAATATAAAATTTCACCTGGATTATCTGGTACATCATCATTATTTGCGTCAACATTATTGTACACTGGATCCATATAATAAGATTCGTAAGGACGCTTGACTGCAATATTTCCTGTTACAAATGGTGTTATGTTCATGGTAGGACCTTGACACTGTATACCATTTCCATATGTATTAGTTATATACGGTCCTTGAAGCACTTGTATAGCTTGATTGGTCACTGAGCCACTAGAATTTGCGACTGGATTTGCTGTCGCTGAAACACCACCTATATCACTCGCAAATGTAGGAGATGCAGTACCTAACAAACAAACTGATATCAGTTTGAGAAGGTGCTTGTTGTATTTGTGACGCTTTGTATAGTTGTGGTTCTCTGTATTATTGTGTGATTTGAAAGACCTGGGCCAGAATAACTTTCTGTGAATTGAAAGGCATCTCCTGGCGTTGTTAGTGTGAAGTTTGGTTTGTTGTTTAGATCCAATCCTGTCCATGTTGAAGTCACCCCATTCAGTGTATTACTATTTCCTGTTGTCGATGGTGATGAAATAGTATTTCCATCGTGTTGTATATTTGTGCCCGTTATCACATATTGATACCCAGTATCGTAATTCATCGAATTTATGGTCTCCGACACCGTGGAAGTCGTTTCCGTGTTTGAGGTCATCGAGCCCTGTGTAAAATTAGGGACCACTGGCACAGCAATCGCAGTCCTCGCATTCGCAAGGACAAATACACCCACAATTAGGACAAGGTACTTTTTCATCTGTCATTATAACACAAATCTATTGGACGGTCAACTCATTGACGAATTGGCCAGTCGCCACAGTACCAGCTCCACCAGCTGTTATTGTCATCACACCCGCTGTTGTGATTGTTCCAGCTAAGTCACCAGCAGTTCCTGCCGCTGTTGATACTTGGTCTGAGAAGTTACTTACAGCACCGACTGATGGTGCAGATTGTGATACCGCATCACCTTGAATGTAGGTTTGGCTATAGCTGAAACTTGCACCTGGAACGTCTTGGGTCGCTGCTATGGTACCTGGTGCCATAACACCACTTGTGATAGTTCCTGCAGAAACTGTATTTACTGTTGTGCCATCTGTTGTATCAACACCATTTCCAGAAACAGAGTATGAACTTCCGATTCTTTCAACTTGTGTTGCAGCTGCATTCACTTGTAATTGAATACTTGAACTGAGTTTATGTGTAATATCCGCAAATGCAGGTGAACTAAAACCCGCAAACAATAATATAGGTAATAGTTTTTTCATCTGTAAATGTACCTATTGATATAGCTTTATTTAGCGTCCAAATATTTCCATATTATAACATTAAATTAAAAGCTTGACAACTATAGCAACATACACTATAGTATATTTGTTGGACGCAACATGGGAGTGACTGAATAAACTTACTGGCAACCGCTGGTTAAGGTGATGAGACACAGGTGGTGCTGCTACCGCAGGGTAGAACCGATCAACCAATCGGGTCTCAGGCAATGACGTATTTACTTACTGTAGTAATGCCCGTTATTTGTTGGTACACAGGAATCCAACCTCCCTCTTTAATTTAAGTGTTTGTTTTATATTGTGGGGTGGTCTAACCACCCTTTTTTTATATGAGTGATTTAATTATAGTCGAAGATTTTATTTCTCTAAACTATCAAGATGTTCTTGAGAGGTATTTTGTAAATGATGATTGGAATATACCTTGGGATAAAAAAGATGATATAACGGTTCCAGAAGACTCTCCATACACAGGAAAAAATAAAGTTGGATATAGTCATGTATTAGCAACCACAACTGAAAATTTTCCTAATCCAGTATCTACTGCTTGGAATTTTGTTTTTCCTATGGTGTTTGAGGGATTTAATAAAGCAGGTATAAATGTTGATTTTCTATGGCAATCAAGAACTTTTAAGACTCCTCCATCTGATATAAATGATCCTGAGTATATACATGTAGATTCTCATTCATATCATTGGGTGTGTTTATACTATCCTCACGATAGTGATGGAGATACTGTATTCTTTAATGAAAAATGGCCTGACGTTACTATGGATAGTGCACCCACTACAAATTTTACTGAGTATACTAGAGTTACACCAAAAAAAGGAAGAGCAGTAATATTTGATGGCACTCGTTTCCATAGTGCTTACAGATCAAAAAAACAACACAGAATTGTCATAAACACAAACGCTTCAGTATTATGAAAGATTTAAGTTTAAACGATTTTGTTTACGTAAAAGAGAATGAACTTGATAAGGATTTTTGTAAACGTATAATTGATAAGTTTGAGAAAGATGATAGAAAGGCAC